AATCGCCTGCATCAGGGTATAAGGGGTTATGGCCACCGGACTACCAAACGGCTGCCAGCCCTCTTTCAGTTTGTGTGTCAGCTTTTCCGCAAGGTCTGACGGCGACGCCGCCCTGACAACATCATAATGTTTAAATGTCATTATTCCTCCCGGCCGGGATAGTGTATTAAATCAGATATGGAGTGGGCTGTAGTCCGGAAGCCTGAATGACACACGGGGACTACAGCCCAAGAAATGAAAAAAGGCCACGCAGTTGCGCAGCCTGATAAACCCTGGTTAAAATCCACACGATAACAACACAACAATATCAGTATCTCATGCTATTGCCCGAACCCATTCGGGCATTTTTTACCCATAAAAAATGCCCCTCCGGAGAGGGGCATGTTTGCATGCACATTCTTTTTCTTGCATGGTGCCGGGTGCCTCCCGGTGAATTCAGTATCAGCACCTGAATCCGCGATTACCCCATATTCCTTCTTGCTGATTGCCCCACCGCACAGGGGGATTCACCATGCAGAAGTGTTTTTAATAAACAGCAAACAAAAAAATCAAGCATTATGCAGGCTGTTTCTTTTTATCACCGGCCACAGCAATACCACAATGCCGCAGACCAGCACTCCATCCGCCAGCACCGACATGATCCTGCTGGTGAAATCCACCATCACCACCAGAAACAGCAGGAGTGCCACAGCGGCCAGACGCAGTTTTACCGTCACAGGTGGTTCTCCAGTCGCAGGCCAAGAACACCAGCAATCTCTTCCAGAACCTTACGCTCTTCCGGCTCAATTTCACCATCTGCTTCAGCAATGGCCACCGCCACATCCAGCACATCTTCCGCTTCACGCGTATCGTGTTTCACATCTTCAATTTCACGCAACGCTGCACGACGACCAATTTTAAAATTGGTGTCAAGCTGACCTGTGATCGTGGCACTGATGGCATTAATTTCTGACGTAAATGCGGACAATGCTGGCTGGTTACGTAATACCTGTTCGATCTTCACTTTCTCTGAAGTCTCACATTCACCATCTGCATAGGCCACCAGGTAGGCAGCATTAATAACCGCCTGTGCCAGATCGCGTTTCTCAAACTTTTTAATTTCAGTTGCTGCTCTGCGGGTTTTCTTTTTGAAAATACCAAACATCGTGACTTTTCCTTTTAGTGGGTGAGCCTGCGCCCGGGGGTGACCAGCCCACAGAGAAAGTCACACTGACCATCCCGTAAGCTCACCCCTGAAAGGCTCTGTGGTTTTTGATGTACGCCGGGCGTGGCGCGGAAATAAAAAAAGGTCCGCCAAAGCGAACCTTAAAGATCAGAGAGGGATATTTTTTATTGATGAACAAAATTCAGCCAACCATAAGGTTAACTACAAAACAACATGCAAATACACGCTACCTACAACGGCAAGCAGATAAGAAAAATGCAATCGCTACGAAAACCAAACTCAGGATTAATCAGCCAACTGATTTGGTCGGCAGTTGTAAATCTCAGCCAGTTTTTCCAGTGTTGATTTTCGCGGAGCTCCTGCTCTCTCAAACTGAGATACGGCTGACTGTTTAACCCCCAGGCGCTCCGCCACTTCCTGTTGAGTCATTCGCCTGTAAATCCGCCATGCTGCCAACAATGACACATCATCATCAATCATGATGGATACTACTTCATGAGGTATTGTTTCATTGTCATGCTCTCCGGCTTCATACTGGATGCTTTCAAAATCATCATCAGGATCTGCCAGACTTAACAGCCGTTCATATTCAGCAACTGACATAATGACCCCGGTTCTAACACCGGCATTATCAGTAATAAACTGGACACTGTTTTTCATATCATTGCCTTTCGCGATTGAATGTCGTTCAGCAAACTGGCGGTCTCCCGCCAGCCTCCCTTAGTATGTGGTTGTGCTTCTGCGCTTAATTTCCTTAATATCCAGGACAACAGGATCACCATCCTCAACATCAAAAATAACCCTGTACACGCCGACCCTCAAACGGAATCGATTGTCACTCCCTGATAGCTTTTTAAAATCCATGGCTACCAGAGGAAAATCCTTTAGCGCACCGACCTTATCCTTTATCGCCTGCCGATACCGCGTATCCACACGAAGTAACTGCTTCAGGGCTGTCCTTGTCCATCGAACCTCAATCATTATCCCCCCTCTGATTCGTGAGAAAACATGATTATTTTCGAGAACAACTTTACACCCCATACTTATATATTNTCAACAGCTTTACACGTCAGAATTTCTCTTATCTCGCTCACCGTCTGCTCAAACCGTTCAGCCTCAAGCTCAACGCCTATTGCCCGACGACCAAGCGAAAGCGCGGCTTTTATCGTGGAACCTGACCCCATAAAAAAGTCGGCAACCAAATCACCCGGACGACTGCTGGCCTCTATTATCTGACGCAACATATCTGCCGGTTTTTCACAGGGGTGTTTGCCCGGATAATACTGTACAGGCTTATACATCCAGACATCCGTATACGGAACAGCAGCCGATACAGAAAAATAACGCCGCAAAGATTTGTACTCCTCCAGCAGGCTGGCATATTGCCGGTTNTGCCGGTTCAGCTCACTGTATGTGCTGACCAGTTGGTGATGTGGCTTTTCCAGTTCACCCCGCTGATGTTTCTCTTCTGCCACCCGGGCAAACAGCGACTGTAATTTCAGATAATCGCTTTCGTTCGGTAGCTGCCACTGACTGGCACTGAACCAGTGCGACACCATGTTTTTCTTTCCTGTGGCATCTGCAATCTGTTTTGCCGTTATCCCCAGAGCAGCACGCGCATCACGAAAGTAAGAAATCAGCGGGGCCATCACATGCTGTTTCAGTGCACTGCCCTTCGCCGCATACCCGGCATCTTTCGGACGATACGGCCCCTGATAATGTTCCGCGAACAGAATGCGCTCTGTGGCGGGGAAATACGCCCGCAGGCTTTCCTTGTTGCATCCGTTCCAGCGTCCGGACGGCTTCGCCCAGATAATATGGTTCAGCACACTGAAGCGTTCACGCATCATGATTTCGATATCAGATGCCAGGCGATGGCCACAGAACAGGTAAAGACTTCCGGCAGGTTTCAGCACCCGCCAGAACTGCGCCAGACACTGGTCCAGCCACTTCAGGTAATCATCGTCGCCCTTCCACTGGTTATCCCAGCCCTCGGGCTTCACTTTAAAGTATGGCGGGTCTGTGACTATCAGATCGACAGAGTTTTCCGGTAAGGTCTGGATAAATTCCAGGCAATCAGCGTTGATTAACTCACAACTGGATATTTTTACAGTATTAGCCATAGATCAATAAGCACTTCTCTGATAGGCTCATACCGCTTTTGCGCAAAGCAGATGGGCCTGAGGTTTGCTTGTGACCCCAACGCATGAGCAGATGGCTGGCAGGTGCCGCTAACACCCACCAGCCGCCCATTACCACAAATAAAAAAGCCTTCACTGAGGAAGGCGTCTGTAACAACCGAACTGATAATCTGCCAGACCCGCCATAACAAGCTGGGTCAGTATTAACTGGCAGCGTTCGCGTGAAAGATAAGTGTTCTGCGCAATTTCCTCGACGGTCGCCGGTTCGGTGACGCTTAATTCATTAAACACCACTCTGGCGGTTTCGGTCATATCCTGCTGTTTTAGCATGCCTTTTTCCCTTTTCCGGTTAACGTGACACACCAATAACTCTTGTCGAAAAAGCCAGCAAGCTGAAAGAACGGTATTAATAACCACCAGCGAATTTATTGCGCTGCTGTATATTACGGACACAAAAAAACCACCTTCCGGTGGCTTCCTTGTGCGAAAAAACTTGCATTTCGCCTCGCGATACAGCTTTGCGAAGCTTACAGGAATTCAAGCTGTTTCTGCGTAAAAAAGCAAGCTTTTTTTATCGAAATGAATCGTGCATAGGTACATAAAGCATGTGTTCAGCCACGGCTAACCAACCTGCAATACGTTTCTCACATGTGCTGAAACACCATTCCGGGTGAGTACGATTTAAACATTCTGCCATTTTTCTCTTACTCATTCCCCGTCCTTCGTACCTTTGCCGGAGAATATTGATTAGCCCGGGATATTCCCCAAGCACCTCACTGATAACGCGATCAATAATCAACGCCTCTGTGTCTGTACAATGTGACAACCAGCTCTTCTGCTTTCCTCTTGTCATATCCCGAAAAAATGCCTCAAGTTCCGGTTTTTCCAGCCCGGATTTCTTCATTCTGCGTAAAACCTCATTAACTGCTGTTTTCGTCAGCTTTTTCGAAACCAGTAACCGGTTAAACATATTTCCGGATTTACCCCCACCGATATACGACCACCGCCCCCACATCCGTAATTTCCCCTGGATCCAGACTGCTTCCAGCGTGTTCAGGCGTAAATGTTCGCCGCTTTTGCCTGTAATTTCCGGATATATCATATTTACGCTCACTCACTCTCAATTTTGTAAATCTTCACACCCAGCCGTCCACCAGATACTGGCTGACCACGTACAATATTGATTTCATCAAACTGCTCATCATCAATGAGCACTCCCGCATGCGTCAGCGCATCCAGCGGTGCTTTCAGAATGTTGTCCAGGTCGCGACGACGCTTATCCGGTGGCTCTGCAATCACCTTTATCGCCAGCCTTCCGGACAGGCTTAATTTCAGCCGCTGCTGGCGAACAATAAGCGCCACAGCCCGGCGATAACGCTTTCCCTCCTCCGAGATAAAATATGTGCTGCCACGGCGTCGCCAGTAAGTGTTCACCGTCGGCGGGTAAGGTAAAACCAAATCTATGAGCATCAGTCACCTCTTTTACCCAAGCACGCCAGTTGCAAAGGCGTGATCAAGAAAACGAAAAATTAACTCAATCTGAGAGCCGTACTTTTTCTCAAACTCCAGCGGGTCTGCATGAAGTTCGTTGTGGTGCTCCCGGCACAACGGTAGCGTGAAAATATCGTGGGCCTTTGTCCCCATTCCCCCCTGACCATGACCAATCAGGTGATGCGGATCGTCAGCAGGCTTACCACAACACGCACACGGCTGTGTCTTTACCCAGCGCGTGTATTTCTCATTAACCCAACGGCAACGTTTAGGTCGCCTCATGAACGATTCAGGAGACTCCGGATCAACGGCGATACTGACAACCGTTTTTTTCTGTGGTGGATTTTGTTGCTGGTGGACGTGAAGTGGCAGCGCAATATTTTTTGTGCGCTGCTTCAGTATGCTGATGGCTGTCTGTTCTCCCGGTACGATGTCACTCTCACGGTATACGGAGCGGATTTTTTCCGCTGGTAATCCCAGCGAACGACGCGCTACTGCCTCAGGTAGTGCATCCACCACCTGATTGCAGGCCGCCCACCAGGATAATTCAGCCAGCGATAATTCACGCTCCTGTGTGCCATTCATTGCGTGACGAATGACGTCAATCATCCATGCTGACAAGTTTCGGTGAGCAAGTTGCTCAAGTGATTCGGAGGTCTGATCACGCAACTGGTTGTCGCAGTGCCAGCACAACACCATTGCGCCGGTACCATAACGGTGAATGACGGTTTCACTGTGGTGATAATCGCCGTGTGGCCACTGGCAGGATTTAACATGGCGCAGTAACCAGTCAGACAATGCGCCAGCGCCACCAGCAGCACGAATCACTCGTTCGTCGCTGAAAAATGGCAGTAATGATTTATCCTCCGCCAGCGGCTGGCGAACGGCAGGAACGACCCCGGACGGCAGATTACGCATGCTTTTCGGTTCCGGCTCCACCAGTACCCGGGTATTGTGGAATACCGGCATGGATTCACGGCCCGGCTTAACGATCACCAGCCCGAGTTCCGGTACCAGAACAGGTCGAAGTAATACCCGCACGTTACCTCCAGATGCGTTGCTGGAATGTGCGGGACGGACGCGGTGGGTGTTCGGAGTAAGGAAGCCTGACGGAGATTATCCAGTGACGGTAGTCGAGGCTAAGGGCTTTTTTAACCTCGCATCCGCGCCTGCGGTAACACTGAATGAGCCATTCGGCCTGTTCTTCAGTGCATGGGGGATGCTGGTACCAGTCTGACTTAAATGCGTGAGAATACCGCTCGTGCGTGTGGGCAAGAACGGTCGAATTATCATGTTTGTAATATTTTGCGTTGCGTGCCATCGGTTTTCTCCGGTGGCACGGTGTTACTCAGCGGGAGTTCAGCCCCGCGCAAGATTGTAGATGAGTTTATTCTTCTGAAAAAGCAGAAAAGCCAGCTTTTATTCCGATCTCTTTCAATACCTGTAATGAAGTGACAAACTCACCGTCGCGCAAGATAAATCCGTCCGTCACTCGGGCATCCACAAAATTAATTAACGCAGCCCCATTTTTTTGCAAACACACAATGCGGTAATGACTAACAATATTTCCATTTTCAACGCACACAGCATAGAGGCCATCTTCACAAAAAATTTTACGCAGTTCTTCGATGTTCATCATCAGAATCCTTCCGGATAATTAGCTCTCCCCTTTAAGGGACCATCCCTCTTATCCCTGCGCGCTACTTAAGTATTTTTGATTCTATTCCGGCACCGTCCAGAACTTCAAATGCGTTGAAAATAAAAACAAAAACCCGCCGAAGCGGGTTAAGTGCGGGTGCGTTGAGAATGCCTGCCACATCAGAGGTGGCGAGGGATTTCTCCCTCGCCGGGTCTCTTACTCCTCAGGTTCGTAAGCTGTGAAGACAGCGACCTCCGTCTGGCCGGTTCGGATTCGTACCTCGCAGAGGTCTTTCCTCGTTACCAGTGCCGTCACTATGACGGTTAAACAGATGACGATCAGGGCGATTAACATCGCCTTTTGCTGCTTCATAGCCTGCTTCTCCTTGACCTTTCGGTCCGTAAGAGGCTAATCTCTATGTGTCGCATAGATATGGCCTCAGATTAATGTTAAGCGTCTTGCAGGACGCGTAATGTTAACTGGGGCTTTTCTCTATCTGCCTTTTGGTGTTCATGCCTGAGACAGATAGCCTCAAGCACCCGCAGTTATTCTACTTAACTAAGATTTCCCCGCAAACCGTTTTTGTCCGGCACAGTAAATATCCAACTAAACCAATGGCGTTCGCTGTATTTACCGCCAGTATTCAATGCACATGACCGCCATGAACACCCCTAAAAAAAGGGCATTTATATGTCCAAACATTAATATCAAAACATCAATTTTTTCCATATACCTTGCTGTGAAGATGATGGGCATACATGATGCGAACAACCAGAACGCAACAAACAAAAACTGCAATGCGTTTTTCATTATTCCCCCTACAATCAATGTGCAATAACATTTAAACACACCTCAATTTGGCCGGACATATAAATATCTAAACCAGAAAAAATCACTTACATAGCGTTACAAATTCTTTAGTCTAAATATTCATCGTAAAACATCCTCCACGCTTATCAGTCCATTTCGTTTCAGGTAATCCATCGCCTTCTCCGGTAATTTGCAGTCCGGCTGCGCTTTTTTCAGTTGACTGACCAGTCGTTTAACCCACATTGTTAATTCGCTAACCTGATTGCCGGATGCTGGTGGATTGTCGGCTTTACCCAGAATGGCAGCGCAGCAGGCCTCTCTGAGCACCCAGTCAACAGCATCCTTCCATGCTCCTGTTTCGACTGGCGGATTCTCACGCTTTACCTGTTCATAAAAGCGCACGGCTTTAACCAGTCCTTCTGATGTCACCGGGACTGGCGGGCCGATGAATAAGGCCTGAATTTCATAGTTCGGCCTGTCGTTACAATCCTCTTTTGTCGGTACATATTTCCAGTCACCAGCCCACGGCTTCCCCTGAAAGTCTGTAACGTCTTTTTTCACGTAGCGATATCGCCATGCAACTGGTTTTGCCTGCCCTGCCGTTTCATGCCCTTCCTGATAATTAATCTCGCTCATTCATCGCCCCACTCATCACAATATGCTTCGACCGGAGTTTTTCCTGCTTCATAATCATCACGCCATGCTTCAGCATCAGCAGCACTGCCACCACGTAACTCTGCATAGTCCATTAACAGTTCATGCCATGCTTCAAAACTGACGTTGTATTTAGTTGAACCAAAATCAGCCATTTTGCTCTTCCTCTTCGTCTTTTATTTCGTGATATGAGTAATTGCAGTAGTTAAAGAAAATATCTTTTGCTTCGTCATGTATTTCATCAGGCGTCGCATCATCATCCACTTCGAATTCATCCTCGAAATCTCCACCGGCTATTCCCGTTTCAATAATTATTTTAAACTTTCGCATTTAACTACCGCCCTTTCGGGCGGCCTCCTGATGTTCTGAGGGTGCAGAAATCCCTCCGGTTAAGGATTAAATTTTTAACAGAGCTAAATTTAATTATTCAGTTCTGGATTTTGTCGCCCTGCGTATCCGCGCTTTCGCGTTACGCTCAATCTGAATTAGCTTTTCTATATTTTTTCGCCTTTCCCGCTCCTCCTGGCGCAAGTGCCTTACATCATCTGCCAGTCTGGTTTCTCTTTTCGCCACAGAGAGCATCCAGTCAAATGGCTCCACAACTGCACCGCAGATTTTACAGCGGACCTGACGCTCTTTTTCGTCAACCCGAACAGAGGCGTGATGACAATATGGTCTTTCCGATGGCTCATAAAGAAAATTAACCTGATTACGAGGGTCATCCTC